AAGTGGAAGACTACGAGTTGGAAAGGACCACCGTTATACAGCCACTCGTCGAGCGATGCGGCTTCCCAGATGGGATAGAAGTGAAGACCGATTGCGTTAGAAGAGGGAACAACTGCACCAGAGATGATGTTGTTACCATACATGAGAGAACCTGCAACAGGCTCACGGATGCCGTCGATATCGACAGGAGGTGCTGCTACGAAAGCGACTACGAAGCAGATAGTTGCTGCCAAGAGTGTCGGGATCATAAGCACACCGAACCAACCAACATACAAACGATTGTTGGTGGAGGTGACCCACTCGCAGAAATTTTCCCACGATGAGGTTGATTGTTGCCTTGAAAGTGTTGAAGCCATTGAATTGAAAAAGGGTTATGTATAAGTGCGGGGAACACTAGGTAAGATATTCCAACTCTACCCTCCAGAGTTGGTATGAAAGACTCTTGTTTAGACACGCTGTTTAGTCTTGGTGAGGCGTGTTAAGAAGCGTTAAGAAATGTGTTGGTCTCTTAACTTGCTGACTTATTTATAATACTACGGTTTCCCAGACCTGTCAAGAATAAACTTTGAGCATATATACTCAACTTATGCCTGCCAGTGAAAGTGAAAGAAGTTCCCTTTAGGATCGCACATCGGATCTTCCGATACTACGCGCCAAGGCAGTTGGGATTGCCCTTTAAAGCTGGTACGTGCTCCAATGATACTGTATGCTTCTAGCATCTTATCATTATCCATAAGACGCTTGACTACTGCTTGCTGAGCAGCAGGTCTCCTATAGAGGAAACCTTCGTACTGTCCAGGAGCGTAAACAACATCAGCAACATTGTTAGGATAGTAAGGAGACATGACACGATTCAGGACAGATACTGCCACGCAGTATTCATCCATAGTGTTCGGTGCCGCCTCTACCTGCACAGTGCGAGCCAAGTGATCGTAATCGACAGCACTGAGAGCTAGGAGTGTTTCTAAGATCATAGCGGTTGAGTGACTACCCTCATATTATAGCACAAATTTTCGGATCGTGCCCTTCTGACCAGACTCTTTCATGTATTTCCTTGCCTCTGATTGGGCATCGAACACCTTAGCAAACCTTTTGTCAGGGGACCAGGTGCTATGCGATACCAAGTATTCGATTTCTTTCTCATCAGTACGACGAGTTGCCACCCAGCGGGAGGTATTATTAGGATCTCTGGACATGATTTGATTCGCTTGTCAACATAATTATGTATAAAAAAAAGGGACCTTCTGTTATGTGGCAGAGGTCCCTTGCGGCGACGATATGAATCTATTTATCAATTGGTAGGAACCACAATAGGTGTCATCATTCCGCCATCTCCACCACCATCATCACCATCATCAGATTGTTTTATTATGATCAGCATAAAGTTTGCTATCATAAATCCAACTGTTAAGGCTAAGAAGTTAGGTGTATCCATCACCAAATGCCAGGGATAATCTGACCCGTGGTTGCATAACTGCCCATAGCAGCGATGATTCCGAGCATTGCTGCCCAACCATTAATACGTTCTGCGTTTTCGTTCATTGCTTTTGCTCCAAAGTTTTGTTAGTGATAATAATTTTCTCTCCATCATGAGAGAATTGTAACTCGTCATCTGGATGCCAGAGAAGTTCTTCGTACATGTCATCCAGTTTTCTCATGTCTTCCCAGAGTTGATTAGGATTACTCATTACTTGGTTTTCAAATACTTAAGGACCGTCGAAGGATCGCTAACCATATATGGATCAGAGGGACAGTTACCCATCCTTCCTTCTTCCACCATGGTCATTTCAATTTCTCCATTATCGACTACCATAGCATACCGCCAAGAACGGAATCCAAATCCCCTATTTGTTTTAGGAATTGACATTCCCATTGCATTAGTAAACTCACCATTCCCATCAGGAAGGGGTTTGACTTTTTCAATACCCATTTGCTCAAACCAAGCATTCATGACAAAGGTGTCATTGACAGAGAGACAATAGACTTCATCGATCATTTGATTACGGATGTCATCATATGCTTCTTCATAGGCAGGAAGCATAAGGTTGCTACAGATAGGAGTAAATGCTCCAGGTAGTGCAAAGATAACGATTCTTTTATCTTCGATGAGGTCAAGAGATGTGAATTGCTTCCACCCCTTGTCAAAGGATTGAAAAATAACTTCGGGAATTTGTGCCATAGTAACTGTCTAAAGGTTTAGAGAACTCCAAAGAACAGTTTACCAGTAAATGCGTAAGAAAGCAAGGCTGCTACGAAACCCATCATTGCTGTGCGTCCGTTCAACTTCTCTGCTCTCTCAGCATACGATTCATAACCGTAACGTTCTGCATCAGTTTGTGAAATATACATTGTAGGTTCAGTGGCATACATGTTTGTACGTCCGCCGTCTTCAGTTGTTACAGTCATGTTACACTCCGTAATGTTTCTTTACATATTATATAGTAAAGATTAAGTTTTGTCAAGCACTTTGAAATATTAAGATTTGAAATCCAATAAAAAAGGACTCCTAATGAGTCCTTAGTATTGATATGTGCGTCTGTCATCCTGTGCAAACGCCATCTAGTTTAAAGTCTATTGGTAAAGACTAAGAGAAGGTGATCACATCCTGACCGACTGACGAAGGAAAGTTAACAGGTTGCCCTGCCACAATCCCATCATAATCAAATGAAATTGTATCAGTATCACTAGTAGAGATACTGTAGTTGGATGTACGACCGAGTTGCTTTGCAATCGCTTTCATACCCTGGTAGTGTCGCCAGATTTCGCTTTGAGTGCTGGCATTAACATCGTTTTCCATAGCGTCTTTGACGCAATTTTCGAGTGCTTTAATTGCTTTCTGATAAGGGTTCATGAGAAGGAAGTAACAGTATCGCGAGTGTAACAAGGAACACCAGCAGGGTCTAACCATTTGGTGTATTCAAAGTCCTCCATAGCATAATCCAATTGAAGTGAATTGTCTAGGAGATACATGTCTTTGTATCGCTTTGTCCATTCATCGAACTTTTGAATTCGATAGTCGGGACGACCATTGATTTGGATCGTCCCAGACTGAACATAACGATAGGGGAAGCGTTCTAGAAGAACTTCAGGTTTCATAATAAAATAGGTCCCGTTCAAGTTTGTTGATGAGAATGTCATAATCATCATCTACATCACCATAAAAGTCAACACCTTTCTCCTCGTAAAATTTCAAAACTTTATTATAAAGAATAGGATACTCGATGTCGAGGGTCACTTGTCGATCAATGGCATCATAAAGAATACCAACAACAGACGAGAACTTTTGTGCTGTAGTCATAAGATTTTACCTTATAGTGGACCATATGTTCCGAGAAGGAACAACGGGTCAGGCAGGATTTGAACCTGCGACCGACTGCTTAGAAGGCAGTTGCTCTATCCAACTGAGCTACTGACCCAGTGGTAGTGATGGTCTCCTCTACTTCAAGCTCAGCGAAGTGATGCAGTTGATCAACCATAATGTCGAACAGTGCGTCTGCAGTGTCTTGATTGTCGTAGAACTCTGTGTTCATTGGAGGATTCCCTTGACTACCCCTGAATTATAACAGAGGAATCAGCAGCGGTCAAGGCTTGTAATAATCTTTTCGCATGTACCGACCAAGGATGTTGCTGTTGTAGTATGCAGGTGTGCCATCGGCCATGCTCTCCGTTAGTACGTTATTGATAAAAAGTTGTTTGGTCTCTTCAAAGTTAGTAAGACCTTTAGATTTATGTAGGCTTAAAATGTCTCGCTTATAGGCAAGATTCCCGAGCCGCTTCCGCTCTTCAGATAATTCAGCAGAGCTTCCGTAGTATCTTTTCCAGTCGCTCTCAGACTTAACTCGCCTGCCTCCATTTCTAGGCTTTCGTAATTGGTTAAAGTATTTTCTACCGATGTACCTCTTACCAGTACAAACATTTGTAATGCAATAGACGAAACCGTAATGATCGTCAATGTCTTTAGATAAAAAAGGTTGTCCATCATAAATCCAGGGGTTTTCATATTCAGTTTCATTTTCATTAGTCGGTCCATCCGTCGTCATCGTAAGTTTGTACTCGCTGCACAATCTCACTATCTAGGTAGGATTCTCTGTCAGAGTAAACTTCTGCCTTAAGTTCTGCAATTGCAAACTCAAGATCGTGAATCAAAACTTTCAGATTCTTTTTATTCATACTCGATATTCTTGTAGGACTTTTAGAACTTCGTTATAGGCATAATGAGCACCGTCACACCACTGACCAGTTTTGCCTGTTTGGTTTTCCATTTCATATAACTCTGTCTTCAGTTTATGAAGACGAGCTTCCATATCAATCTTAAGCATTTGCGATCTCGGCATTAGAGTTTCTCTTGTAGTGATGTCCAGTCTTGATTAAATTGTTCTAATCCCTTATCAGTAAGAACATGGTTGTACATTTTATTAAAAATGGTAATAGGGATAGTACAAATATCAGCTCCCACTCTAAAAGCAGCGGATACTTGATGAACGTCTCTAATCGATGCAGCAAGGACTTGGGTTTTTGCTTGGTGTGTAGCATATACATCTGCGATCTCCTCAATTAATTGATTACCATCAAACGATTGATCAAATACTCTTCCCATAAAGGGTGACACATATGTTGCACCTGCCTTGGATGCAAGTATTGCTTGTGCTGAACTGAATATTAAAGTTACGTTAACACTAATTTCATTGTTTGCCAACTCGGAACATGCTTTAAGCCCCTCTACTGTACATGGAACTTTGATTGTGATGTTTGGTCCGATCTCGATAAATTCTTCTGCCATGTCTAACATTTCCTCAGCGGTCTCTCCGACCACCTCAGCAGATACCGAAGAGTTCCAAGGAAAGATCGCTGAGATCTCCTTGATAACACTCTTAGGGTCTTCGCCTGCTTTAAGCATGAGACTGGGGTTAGTGGTCACTCCGTCGATTAGACCAGTCTCGAATGCTTGGGCAATAAGTTCAGGATCAGAACAGTCCAGAAAGATTTTCATGACTCTCCTGTGTAGGTTTTCAGTATTTATTATACTAGAAAAGCACCCATAAGGGTGCTTTGTTATCATCTTAAGATATTTAAGATGCTATTTGGTGTAAGTACGACCACGATAGCAGAAGGTGCCATGTGACTCCTTGTTCTCTACACAACGGGTAGAATACTCAACACCACGGTATGATGTGTGAGCAATCTGAGCATTGTGAAGACGTGCTGCTTTCTCAATTTGACCTTTGATCAAAGTAAGTGTGTTCATGTGTTTTCTCCTGAAGTTAGGGTGGTTTATTCCCCCGTTCCTTCAGTCGTGTGCGTCCCAGTACCACTCACATTCGGGTGATGAGTCCTTAAGGGTCTCAATCAACTCAACTTTAATAGTATTATCAATATTACTATTCCTCTCAATCTTCAGCATGATAGCATCAGTTTGAGTACAGGTGAGTGTTGTATAGAATAATAGTTCTAGCATGGGATGAACGGCTCCGTTCCGCGACTTACTTGCGTCCCCGAAGGGATGAACGATGATGTGATGAATCCATCACAATACTATTTATAGCACGGATTATTTTATTTGGTAGTTCGTGGTGATACATTACCAGATTTTCTCAATGCTTCTTTTTTAGCAGCAGCCCAGATCATATCTGTTACATCTGGACTCTGCTCATTACCTGCATCTAGCAGGTCATCATAAACTGAATCCAGCGAAGGTGTTTGCTTCGACATCTTGTTTGATTCCGCCGACGACATAACTTTCAATCTCCGTTTCTTGTGGTGCGTTTTGCTGACCCTTAGAGTTCAACCAGTGCTCAGTCCAGGGCAAAGGATTATTCTTAGCAGGAATATCAAAGATAGGATCAAAACCAATCGCTCTCATACGACGGTTAGCAATCCACTCCACATAGTTATGAAGTAAACGATCATTCAAACCAATCATACTACCTCTCTTGAACAGATAGTTTGCCCAGAGTTTCTCTTCATCAACAGTCTTCCTAAACATTTCCATTACGAAAGGTTGTTCTTCTTTAGCAATGACTGCCATTTCTGGATCATCACCCTCACTCCATTTCTTTAGGATATTTTGCGTGATAACCAGGTGTTGGCTTTCATCTCTAGCAATAAGAGAGAGTATCTTAGCTGAGCCCTCCATAAGTTTGTTCTCGCCAAAAGCAAACGAGCATGCAAACGACACATAGAAACGAATGCCTTCGAGGATATTGACATTTGCTACTGCTCTATAGAGTTTTCTCTTTAACTCCCGCCGATCATATTGACCTGTAGGGTGACCATCTTTTGCTAACTCCCACATCGTACCATTATCATACTCATGTGCATGATCAATAAAATCATCATAAGATTGCGTAACAGATGCTGCACGAGACATTACATTCTCATCATCCAGGATTGTGTCAAACACATCTCCAGGATTAGAATATACATTCTTAATGATGTAGGTATAGGAGCGACTGTGAATCATCTCCATAAATTGCCATACATTCATACATGCTTCTAACTCAGGTAGTGAACAGTAAGGACTAAAAGCCATCCCAGGACCGCGCCCTTGTACGCTATCCAGCATGATTTGGTACTTAAGGTTACTAGTGAAGATGTGCTTCTGCTCTTCCGATAAAGTCTGGTAATCACTACGATCTTTTTGCAATGATACTTCCTCAGGTCTCCAGAAGTATCCCAACTGTTGCTGTGTAAGTTTATCAAAGACAGGATACTTGTATTCATCATACCTTTGCACCCCTAGAGGTTGACCAAAAAACATAGGTTGTTTCTTGGTGTTCACTTTGTTCTTGTTAAATACTGTCATTTTTGTAATCTCGTTAAACCTTGCAACTGTCACAGTCATCTTCCTCGGTGTTAAGTAATTCGTCTATTAGTGCATCAGCATTACCTTTCACTTCAACATCATCTCCATCCTTCTTAGCATCATAGGTATTCTGATAGTAAGAAGTCTTCCAACCATACTTGTATGTGTTAAGAAGATCTTGCGCCATTACTGAGACAGGCACTTCGTTATCAGTATAGTTCTCTGGATTGTAACTCCAGTTACCACTGATTGCCTGATCAAAGAACTTCTGCATTACTGCAGCGACTTTGATATATCCATCGTTATTATGCATATCCCAGAGCAAAGTGTAATTGTTCTTCAGGGTGGTGTATTGAGGAACAATCTGCTTAAGAGGCCCCTTCTTTGATTTTTTAATGGACAGGTAGTCTCTAGGTGGTTCGATTCCATTGGTTGCGTTTGACACAACGGAACTGCTCTCCGAAGGCATTTGTGCGGACAAAGTGCTGTGTCGGAGTCCGTATTCAAGGATTCTACCCCTAAGGTAATCCCAATCGCAAGCAAGGTCATTCGGTACTCTGTCATCAACTTCATTCTTATATGTATCAATAGGAAGAATTCCATCAGAGTACTTAGTTTTACCAAAATATCCGCAAGGACCCTTCTCCATTGCAAGACGATTAGATGCTGTTAGAAGAGCGTATTGGAACCTCTCAGTGAGTTTATGAACTAGGTCATGTGCCTTCTGTGAATCGTACTTAGCACCATTCTTAGCAAGGTAGTGTGCAAGACCGATATAACCAATACCCAGAGAGCGACGATTCTTCGTACTAACCTCTGCTGCTTTGACAGGATAGGACTGATAATCAATCAGAGCATCCAGACCACGAACAGCAAGCTCACAAAGTTCATCAAGTTCTTCAATGCCTTTAATCTTACCTATGTTGATAGCAGAAAGAATGCACAAAGCAATCTCACCATTACCATCAATATGTTGGATGGGATCAGTAGGTAGAGTGATCTCCTGACAGAGATTACTCATGTTAACTTTGTCCTTAAAGGATGAGTGAGAATTACAGTGGTCAATATTCATCAGATAGATACGACCTGTCTCTGCTCTCTCCTTAAGGATGTTTAGAATTAGTTCCTGTGCTCCGACAGTCTTCCTCGGAACAGCGTCATTGAGTTCATGCATCCGATATAGAGTGTCAAAGTCATCAGTACCAAAAGCATCATACAAACCTGGTACGTCATGCGGTGAGAACAGGCTAATCTCTCCATTCTGGATGAAACGTTCGTAGAAAATCTTCGATAGTTGGATTGAATAGTCAAGTTTCCTCACTCGATTGTCTTCTGTACCCTTATTGTTCTTAAGAACTAGGATGTCTTCTATTTCTTGGTGCCAGATAGGAAAGTGAACTGTAGCAGAACCACCTCGGATACCGTTTTGTGTGCAGCATCGTACAGTTGATTCAAACTTTTTAAGGAAGGGGACAACACCTGTGTGCTGTACCTCTCCGCCTCTGATCTTAGCGTTGATCCCACGGATTCTGCCTGCGTTGATACCGATTCCAGCACGTTGTGCGACGTATTGACCAATAGCCATATCACTGCTAAAGATACTATCGAGGGTGTCATCAACATCAACGAGAACACAAGATGCAAATTGACGCAGTGGTGTCCTGACCCCTGCCATGATTGGCGTTGGGATGTTGAGTCGGTGCTTGCTGATTGCGTCGTAGTATCTTCTGACATACTCTAATCTATAGAACTTATCATCATCTTGGAAGAGAGTTGCTGCCACCATCATATACATGAATTGAGGCGTCTCAAAGATCTCTCCAGATGAACGATCTTGTACTAGGTATTTATCCGCTACCTGACGAATGCCAGCATATGTGAATAAGTAATCTCGGTCATGATCGATATAACCATTTAGTTGTACCCATTCTTCCTCAGTATATTTTTTCATAATACCTGAGTCATATACTCCACGCTCAACACAATTAGTGACGTGCTCTATGAGGGGTGGATGACCGTTTGGATGCCCATTATATACTGCTTTCCTAAGACCAAACAGCAGTAGTCTTGCAGCAACAAACTGATAGTTAGGTGCATCTAAAGAAATTAGATCATTAGCAGAACGAATTAAAATCTCCTGAACATCAGAAGTCTTAATACCATCAAAGAATTGCAGGTTTGAATTCATTTCAACCTGACTTTCAGACACACCAGCAAGACCATTGCAGGCATGCTCAACCATTGCATGTACCTTTTCTAGATTTAGGGACTCTCGTTCCCCATCACGTTTTACAACATGAATTTCTTTCATACTTTTTTCCATTCGCTGAGTTTAACTAGGGCTTCTAAACCACTGTATGTGTTGAATTCTACCAGAGACTGAACATCATGTCCAGTAAGGAACATGTCATTAATATCTTTCTCGGGTATATTATTTGGCCAGATTACAATCTCGTAACCTTTATTGATTGCTTTCGTCATTCTATTAACAATCTCTGCATTCCTGCATTCATTATCATATACAAAAACTGCTTCTTTACCCTCTAGCAAGTTCCAATCAATGTCGGCACCTGCCATAGCAATAGCATTATCGATATACAGACTGTCAAAAGGACCTTCTGTAATATAAACAGTTTTATTAAAATCGACCCTATCAAGTCCAAAGACTTTAGATCGATTCTCATCTAGCATGATAGTGATGTAACGCATCTTATCATGCGGATCTAGGGACCTCCCTTGGAATCCAAACCATTCGCCGTTGCTGTCAATGAAAGGAATAATAATTCTTGGGTGATCCTTTTTGACATTCTTAAACGTAGGTTTCTGAGTATTGACCCATGTGCAGAATTTATCGACATGGTAGAGATCCTTATGATTTTCTTTAGGGATCTGACGACCGAGGATGTATCCTAATGCGGGGTGTGGAATATTTAGCTCTGAAATACTTTGAAGATGTCCCTTCTTTTTAAATTTGGGCTTTTCAAAACTTAGTGCTGGATCAGCTACATTACGACCTCTCCCTGTGAGACCAGACTTGTATCTTTCCATGACATATTCGTCATACAAATCAGGTGTGTTGTCCCTTAGGAAACTCCCAAAGGATCTACCAACACCACAGTTATGGCACTTGTAAACTAGTCCGCTTTTCTTGGTAAAAAAATACCCTCGGGACTTGTTCCGATGTTTCTGTGAATCACCACAGTAGGGGCAACGAAAGTTATAGATTCCGTTGCGTACTCTCTTAAAGTTTTCAAACCTAGCAGAGATTAATCTTGCATAATGTTCGTCAATCAACCGATAGACCTAGTGACCTCAATGTCTATACTAGCAGATGGGTCATCAGGTGTCAATGATCTCAGTAGAGATTGTCCTGGCACACTGACCAGGAAAGAGATCACAGCGAGACCACCAAAGATGGACCACATCTTTTTCTCCATCATCCTGAGTCTATCATCTACAAGACGGATGTCTCTCTCACAACCTTTCTTGATTGTGTCCGTCTCTTTGTTGAGATCCGAATGAATTCTATCTATCTTTTCAAATAGAATTCCATCAACCTCACTTTGTGTGGATAACTTTTCATTATGAACAGCAAGCAACTGACCCATCTTTACAGAATTTTCCTGTAATGAATCAACTACTTTTTCTAATCTTTCTAGAATTGCCGAATTAATGTCTGACATTATCTAGTAGCATCCATTTCTGCACCTGCTCTTGCCTGCTTCTTAAGTTGTGAAGTCTTTGCTTGCAGTTGCTTTTGCAATTCTTGCTTCTTAAGCATGATCTTTTTCTTTTCCATGTTGATCTTCATGGCAGCTTGCTGCTGTTTCATTTGAGCATCACCTGCTTCTTGTACATTAATATTCTTCAGGTGATTCGCACGCTTATCCATAAAGAATTGCCCTGCACGACCAGGCATAATTCTTTCAATCTTAACATCACCTCTGTAACGAGGATTGATAAGAAGACGCATCTTCTGTGACAGTTCTGCAGGAGAGTTTGCAAAGATAACAGTCTCACCCACTTGAGGGATAGTCACCTTGTATTGAAATAAACGAGATGGCATCGTAGGATTCTCTTTGGATTCCCCAAGTTTGTTTCCAGGAGCTACCAATTTCTTAGCATCCTTGTTTTTAATTTTACCACGAAATTTCATCACTGGATCATACCCAGCATTAGGTCCTTTAGCGTCAGCGCTACCGCTAAACCCCCCAGTACCAGCAGTCATAACTGTCATATCTTTGCAAGCTCCTCGGCAATGTCGGGATCGTCTTCCAATTCAGGAAGCATTCCTATTGGATATTTATTCAAATATATCAGTATGGTTTTTAGGATACACCAGTATTCCCTTTCTAATTTAAAAAATAGAAGTGGAGTTGCTGCTTCACCAAAAACATTATATAAAATGATGAGATGGTTAATAATAAGATGAGTCCTCAAGGGACCCGATCTTACATAACGTTTGAGAAGACGTTTCAAATACTTGAAACGTTTCATGTCTTCATCAAAGTCATCGCGTGTTACGCAATGAGGATTTTCATAATGTTTCATGGCGAAGAGAATGTAGTTTCCTTCATTCAATTCGTCAAATTTCATTTAGTTAACTAGCAGTGAATGTTGCTGTTGAACCAGAACCACCAGCACCAACAACGTCTCCTGCAGCGAATACAAGATCAGAGTTGGTAGCAGCACCTGCATCCTTCAGAGTTCCACTATTTAGAGCAATTGTCTGTGCCTGAATAGCGTGTGCCTTACCAGTTGCAGCAGCAGTGAAGTCAAACTCAAGACGGTTTGTACCTGTGCCACGAGCATAAGTTGCTGCAATGTTTGCACTGTCAGTTGTATTGCGAACCTGCAGTGTGGGACTACCACCTGTAGTTACAACATCAACCTTCTCATTGTAGATGACAACAACACTTCCTGTTGCTCCACCTTCATAACCCGTCTCTTCAAAGAAGACAGCGGTGATATCTGCGGCTGCAAGGGTGTCAGTACCACGACCACCTTCACCTACAAGACCGTCAACTGCTACAAGAATTTCATCCCAAAATGCTGTTTTGGCAGCGTTCTTATAATGGCGCAGTACCCATCCTTGGTTAGTTGCAAAGATGTTAGAAGGGTCAACACCGCTTCCACGTACAGCCCACTTGGGTTTTGATTCATCAGCGTCGGTTACACCATAAAGCGCCATGGTAATGCTCCTAGTTCGTCGATTTTCTACTTAAGTATTTATAAAAAATAGGGTCTCTGAGACCCCCACAAAAGACCTCAGGCAGCGTCTTCTCTAGACGCTAGTGCCGACTTGACAGCCTCTAATAGAGCGTCGTCTGCGGTCGTTTTAGTAAGCTTCACTGCCTTCTCTAAAACAAGGATACAGATATCTACAAGTTTCTCTCCAAGATCTGCATCATCAGGGATCTTGGAGACTGCATCAGCAACAATTTTTTTAGCAAAGGGTAGTAAGAATGCTAACATGATTTGATTCCAAAATAGGGTCTATCCTATATAGGCTCAATCATATTTTTTCTTACCACCTTTCATATAACCAGAACCTTTCTTGTCATAAAAACGAACACCTTTAGTTCTAGTATCTGTAAACAGTTTTTCCTTTGCTTTTTTGCCCTTGTCTAAGATTTCTTTGTAACGCTTGCCATATTTCATGCGAGCGTCACGTTCTTTATGCTCCTTTTCTTTTTCTAGATGAGCAAGTTCCTCATTGGTCATGAATCTAACCTTTCTTTTTGGTATTCATGATGGCACCTTTGCCATACTTAGCAGCAATGTCTGCTTTCACTCTGTCCATTGCAGAGGTGCCTGCACCATACTTAGCATCTGCTGCCTTCTGCAGTGGAGTCTTACCCTTAGGTTTTTTCTTACCAAATGTATTGGGTGTGTTGCTAACTGGTTTGTCGTAACGTTGGTTACCACCAACACCACCACGCTCCATGCGTCTGTCTTTGAGACGGTCTGCACCCTCTTCAGAAAAGTATTGATTAAATGTCAGCATATTGGAAGTTTCCTTTTCTTCGACGCTTTGATCGCTTTCTTCTGAAACTTCTTCTTGACTGACATAGGCGGTTTCCTCCGTAGATACATCTGTTTCATCACCAAGTTCTTCCTTGCGACGTTTCTTTTCGCACTTTTTACAATCGCAGTCTTCACCACAATTGCTAGAGGAGTCGGAGCCACCCTCCATGACCTCCTCTTTCTTAGGATTTATCTTGATTTTAGTTTTTTTCTCTTGCAGATCATTGAATGATAACATAATCAACCACCGTAATTAGAACGAGCTTTAACGTCTGCCATCTTATTGAAACGCTCCTTCTCTTTTTGAGAAGTGATAGCACTCACAATTTTACCAGACTTGTCCTGTGCCTTACTACCTTTCTTGGAATTCAATCCCTTACTAAGAGCTTCACGACTCAGGTTACCTGCTCTGCGATACATTGCAGTTTCTTTTTTCTTGTCGATCTCCTTGTAACCTTCTTCGATTACATTCTCAATCTCTTGGATAGAGAAGAGTCCAGACTCATACAAGTGTGCAATCTGATCATAGTCTTCACCAAGACGTTTGGCAAGTTTGTCACTGCCCTTGGATACAAGACGTGATGTCTTACCAACTGCTTTCTTCAGACCACGCTTAATTGCACCACCAAGTCTTCTCAGAAGACCAGGCTTCTTAGCACCACCACTGCTGCTAGAAGAACTGCTGCTTTCCCCGCCACCACTAGAAGACGAACCGCTGTCGGAACTGCTACTAGAACTTGAACTTGTACCTTTAGACTTTCTGATGCTGCTCAGAACGCCATCCAACTTACCACCAGTGCCATCATCATCGCTAGATGAAGACTTAGGTGCTGGTTTTTTCTCAGCAGGTTTAGAAAGTTCTGCTCTCTTTGATTTGATTCTATTTGCTTGGAACGTACCAACTGCCTTACCAGCATTGGCAGCAGCAGACTTACCTGCTGCCTTGATACCTTGCTTAGCAGCAGCACCTACTTTCTTAGCAGCAGCACCAACTTTGTCTCCTGCTTTCTTAGCAGCAGACTTGATGCGATCCATGCGAGAAGGACCAGCAGGCTTGTTGAGTTTTGCTCGTGCCATTGCACCAGCGTCACGCTCTTCCTCTGTTAACATCTCAACAGCGTCAAGGTGCTCACAGATCTCAATCAGGTCTTGATCATCTTGTGCAATCTCAAGAATGAAATCTTCCATGACATCAATGAGTTGCTCATCGGTCAGGGCATCGATCTCTTCACCATACTGCTCGAACAATTCAAGGTCTGCTTCTGAGAATGCAAATGATTCTTTACGAGCGGCACGTTTCTCATCACGCTCTTTCTTAGCGCGGTCAATAGCCGTTTGCTTACCACCAGCACCATAGTATGTGGCAAGAGTGCGGCGATCCTTACGACGCTCTGCAGCATTTCTACCACCACTATCAGCAGCAGAATTGCGGTCTACAGAAGACTTAGATCCAGTGAATTTACCTTCATCAATCTCAACTTCTTCATTCTTAGGTTTCTTGATGTATGCAGGACCACCATAAACCTTCATCTTTTTATCAGCCTTTGCCTTCACTCTCTGCTCGGCTTCATCAATCTCAACTTCTTCTTTCTTTAATGCTGCGGCACGTTTTGCTGCTTTGTTACCACTGCCTCTTTTGTCATCAGCACCATACTTACTGTAACCACCTTTCAACTGACGCTCATGTGCTGCTTTTGATCTATCTGCAACACCTTTAGAATAACGTGATCCACCAAATTCTTTTTGATCACTATCTGCTTTTGCACGAGTCTTCTTAAGAATTTGAGCCTTAGCAGAAGTGTCAGACTTTTCTGGACCAACATTATACTTCTTACGAAGTTGATCACCCCTACTCATGGGTTTTGCTGGTTCTTCTTTCTTCTTACCACCAAGAAGTCTCTTTACTGCAGAACGCAATCCTTCGTCTAAAGATTCATACTCCTCACACATATCATCCCAGGTGAGGTCAGAGCAGTCATACCCTTCAGTGACAAGAAAATCAATATACTCTTCTACCTCAACTTCTTCCTTACGGGTATCTTTACCGTCAGGTTTTAGTCCTTTCTTTTTCTGAATGGCATTATGCACTACACCAGCATGCTCTTTAGAGCCGCTTTCTACTTTGCCATCGCCATCATAATCCTTTAATTTTTCCTGCACCTGTTTATAGGCAGCAGACATATCAGGAAGTTCGTTGAGATTCATGTTACTAAGCGTCCTTGTCCTTTTTATTTATCTTGCGAATGAATTCACCTGGAGTAAGTTTACGCATATAATTTGTTAACTTATCCGTACCCATCTCTCCAGCAGGAGTAAAATTAAAATACTTAATGTCGTTTTTTTCAACTAAGTCTTTTAACCAAGACCGATATACATTATCATGCTCATCAATATAGATGACATAATTGCTACCACGACTAACGACTTTACCAATGAGCCCTGTGCTAATGTTTTCAATGAAGCAACCTACTGCGAATAAATTATTGTCAAAGTATGCTTCCCTCAGACCTTGAGGATCTAATCTAGGAGCAATTTCATAAAGATCATATGATGCCTCTGCAAAATCATCGTATGATTCCTGTACATTCATCGACTGTCGAAGTGTTAAGAACAATGCTTCAACATCCTTCTTAGAAAGATTCTTAGATAAACCTTCAGCGAAAGTATCTGCATCACCTTCCATTGCTGCTTTACGCATCTTGGAAGCAGACATACCTTCTACACCATCTGAATCAGGATCTCTACCCCCTGCAGAGGTAACTTTAATATCATCAAAGTTATATAATTTTCCATTGTATTTAGTTGCTAGCGAATTGAACTCGCTAACCCTGTCACCTCCCACCACCAAATTAACGCTGCTATACCCGTCAGCATCGAGTGCGGCGAGAACATCAAAAATAGTACGCATGTCGTCATTATCAACAACCGCGTTCGCGTGATCGGGATACGCCAACCGCATAAACTTAATTTTCGTTCCAGGGTCGAGGGGATTCTTTTTAGGATCCTGCGACCTTGAGGGGTATATTCTATACTCTCCTCCACTTGCTTTTGCCTCTCTAGATACTCGGTCTAGAAGTTTCTCGTGCCCAATAGTTGGTGGATTAAATCTTCCAAATGTAATACATATTTCACCTTGATCGACCGAACCTTCGCCGTCTGCAGTTTCTTCTCCGCCTGCTGATTGCTGTGGTCCTGGATCATTTTCTTTATCAATTCTTACTAGTTTTCCATCTTGAGACATATGGGTAATGTTCCCTCTCGGGTCCGCATATCTACCATACCCAATATGCTTAAGTTTTAATTGTTCTGCACTCTTTGATGCAAAGGAACGTTCTGCTTCGTTTAGAAAAGCACTAAATTTTTTCATTCGTCCAATTTTTATCTAGGTTGAAGTTTGCTTTGCTAAAAGTCAGTCTATCTACAATCTTGTAAGGTGTATCTGAAACAGTAACAAACCCTTCGTGTTGAGTAGGTTTGCCATTCAGAAAACATTTTACAGTACCATTAACAACAATATTTTCAAGTAAAGACTGTTTCAATAGGAAGATCATATACCACACTTTAAAAGTGCATTGATTAACTTCACACTTATATTTATCAGGTAACGTATTGTACAAAACTTCTGCTGAGGGCAGAGATCCTGCGCGAATAAACTTATTGATATGCTTGTATATATGAGGACGAGCAGAAACAGTAGGGATCTTACACTGAGTTAACATGTATAGAAACTTGATCCAATTGAATCTGGGATTCTTTCCAACCTTTGCATTTGCCTCATCGAGACCTACAAACTGAGTACCCATTGCAGACAATAGATTGACGCCGCCACTCCCCATAGCAATCGGAGAAACTTCGGTATAAGAAGTATGTGCAGCAAGGACAATATCCCTAGAAGTCGGAGTGGAAAAGCGATACTCCAGAGTATTAGGGCGATACACACTGCCGCCTCCGACTCCGATGAAGTCAGCCTGGAATATTCCACCGACACGAGGAAGATTATGAAGGCATAAACGAAGAATGTCCGCAACGTTGCCCTTGTAATACTGGTCAATATCTTCCTGAGAATAACAGATCTTGACTTTGATCTTATTGAAAACGGATTTGGTTCCAACGAAGAACTTGCCATTAGTAGGATTAGTACCGAAAACGATAGCAGGAGCACCGTCCCACTTGACACTGAGTTTGGGTTTGCTGAGAGCAGTACGAACTGCTTTCAATGCTTCCTTACGACCTACGAAGATCAGATCTTCCAGGTGATCTAGGTGCTTGTTGGGCAAGTGTTCCTCTGTCTCTATACAGTTATTATAGCACATCAGGATCGAGTCGGCCATGATTTGGGACAGTTTGTCAGGTGTCACCAGCGTTCAATAGTGTTCTGTGAAACATACTTTTTATACAGTTCCGAGAATCCATTCTTCTTTGTACTCATGAATACCTGGAACTGAGGTTCTGATGTTAATGCACCCTTGTATCTTACCTCTAGCATTACAATACTATGCTCTCTATTCTTAGGTCCGATTGCCATCTCATAAAAAAGTTTTGCTGCTGTTGCACCTTCTTCAAATGCCATCTTTTTCATATCTGATGTATTAGTTCTATTGGGAATCAATCGGAACTGAGTATTATTAGAGTCTCCAAAAATTTGACGAAATACTTCAGAAGTAGTTCTACCTTCTTTCTCACTAGGTGCAGTAACTTCTAAAATTTTACCATCCTTATAGTCACCACGACCAGTGATTAAACTAAAATGGAATGAAGCATCTTGCAGATATGTTTGCAATTTAATTTTAAAGATAGTATCTAGAAACTCTTCAAAGAAGTCTCTATTATTATCAAACTTCATAAATGCCTTATGCATTTCTTCAAAGTAGATGTTCTTATTGGGTTGATATTTACCACCTCCTGTTAACATCTCACTCTTTTCTTTTGTCTCAGTGAATAGATTGTTCGCTTCTTTCAATAGTTCTTTAATTGGCATACTATCAATCTTCTTTTTCTTGATAGTTGTTGTTCCTGTCTTAATTTTTAGAGCACCAGCATAAAATTTCTTCTTAGCGTCCTCAACTTTCTTAAGTGAAGAGGGATCCATTTTCTTCTGAATGAATCCCTTTGAACCAAATGCAGGTTTGTTTAATAGTGTTGGTTCTGGATCACTAATACCTGCTTTCTTAAGTGACAATCCCCAGTAATGAGTAGCACCACTCTTCCCCTTTGTAGTAAATTTTACAATGATGTCAGAAGAGTTGTAATTTTTAATCGTGCTTGGTCCGACATCATATTTTTTAATCTCCTGTGCCCACTTCGTTCCTGTCTGCCAGACTGCATCTATCGTAGCACTACCAATCAAATTGATTATATAGTTCGATACTGATACTGCCTTTGCTAAGTTAATAAGATCAGGTTCTTGTTTAGTCTTAGGGTCAATATAAAATCCTCCTAATCCTGCAGCACCAACAACCTTAGGTGCTATTGCTGCCAAGTCATCTACAATTTTTTTGTATGCACCATACCTTTCACCATCTTTCTTGCCAGCAATACCTTTGAGATCAATCTTCATTTTTGAAAGAATCAAACATGCAGTCATCAATTCATGAGGATCTTCTCTCTTACCACCAGCACCATTAGAAAGACCTTTAGATGCAAATACAATCTTGATAGTGGGTTTTTTCCCTTCCTTAGCGCCACTGATAACATAGGATTGTAATCCAGACAAACTACCAATAACTTTTTCTTCAAAGCTCCACTCCCATACTCCTTCGAGTTTTAGAACTTCTCGAATATTAGTAATAATATTTTCTTGATTCTCTTCAACAAATTCTTTAATCTTTCCACGTAACCAATTTCTTTCAGTCTTTACTTTGATACGAGGAATCAAACCTAGAGTAGTACCAGAAGGAATCTTCACCATTTCTGTAGATGATGAATCCCAAGTATCAATCTCTCTATCTCCAGATGTAGATACAGAATCAAAAAACTTTTTAAGACTATAAGGTCCCTTAAAAATCTTATCAAGATTGTCTTTTAAGTCTTGTGCGACAGTCATTCTACTCTAAAAGATCGTCCAAACTATTTATTATACATCTCCTTCTTGACGATTTTCAGAATAGTGTGCGTCAAACTCTCCACCAGGATAGCGAGACTTGAGTTTGTCGATGTTCATTTCAATGATCTCATCTAGGTCAGTTCCCAAACCCATACATGCTTGCATAACATACCACATGATGTCACCCAATTCACGCTTCATATGAAACAGATTTTCATCATTGACAGGTTTGCCTTGGAAGACAATCTTCTTTACAATCTCAGTGAATTCACCTGCTTCTGCAGACATACCTACAGCAGCAGTAAGCAATCGCTCGGCAGGAAATCCAACACCCTCCAACTCTTGAATACGATAAAGGAATGCTTCGTGGTCTTTGCTTTGTTGCGACGTGACCGCATCGACAAATTGTGCATACTTCTTAGGATCAATCATACTTAAGTTCTTGAAAGGATTTTTTTGCTGTGAAACGTTTTACTAGATCTGCTTTGTCTTGTTCTTGACCAGCATCAACTAGGTCCTCTTGTGCAGATTCCTCTACATCATACAACCTCATCTTCGCTCTGTCAATCCCTATGCAGAATCGTTTGTTCATTGTCGGATCATTATAACGATTCTTAAGTTGCTTGACCATAAGTTGATTCATGCCCTCAAGCTCCTCCGTGCTAATAAGGGCAAACATAAGATCAGCAGTAGCAGGGAGACCAAAGGATTCACTAGTGTCAGTAATGTCAACATCAGTGCTACCGAAACCTGAACGAGTGGTTTGCGTAGCAGATACAATAGGTACGTTACACTCAACTGCCATACCCCTAAGTTCTTCTGCGATCGATTTAACGTAGGTGTAGGAGTTAACAACGCTTCCCTTATATCTCTGGGAAGCACAGATATTGAGGTAATCCACAAAGATAATATCGGGTTTAATGCTCCGCTTAAGAGCAAGATCAGAAATGAGAGACTTAAAATGTCCGACATGTGCAGATGCTGTAGGGTATTCTTTAATTATAAGTCTTCCTTCAGTCTTACTGGAAAGGTTTGCAATCTTCTTTTTGAACATTGACTTAGGAAGATCACCAAGTTTCTGAATATTAATATTCAAAAGGTTGGCGTCAATACGTTCTGCAATCTTTTCTTCTGCCATCTCACAAGTAATGTACAAAACATTCTTACCCTGTAGCAAACATGCAGATGCAACGTGACACATAAACAAAGACTTACCAACACCCGTGCCAGCAAGAGCAATGTTCAGTGACTTATTGACCATACCACCTTTGGTGATCTTATTAAAGAACTCAAGATCAAAGGGAATCTTATCCTCCTTTCGGTGATAGTAATCGAATCGATCTTCAGCATTGTCCATGTAGTCATGACCAACATTCTGATCAAATCCTACTGCTAACGCTTCCGAAAGAATCTGAGGAATAGCGCCTTTATCTTTCTGGGAGTCTTGCCCGTCAGCAATCTTGACACTCTCCATAAGAGATAGGTAGATCGCACGCTCTTGACACCACTTTTCTGTAGTATCAACGAGCCAGTCGTGGTCTGCGGGATCATCGGAAAGGACATTTAGAACCTGGATAACTTCTTTAAACTGCTCCTCAGTGAGGTCAGTTCGTTCCTGACATTCTATACCAATTGCGTTCAGACTGGGACACGCATCATATTGACTTATGTATTCATGAACTTCTAAGAAGATAATCTTATACTCTCTTGCTTGGAAGTAATCAGATTTAATGAAAGGCAATACCTTTCTCATATATCTCTCATTGTAAATGAGATTGCTCAGGATTGTAACTTCTAGATTCATAGGTAGTGCAGATAAGTTCCGAAAATGTATTTGGATCCTATGGTTACGGGACGACCAGCATGGCGGTACATCCAAGTTGGAGGGAACACAAGTATTCTACCACACTTTGGAGTAATGGAAAGGTCTAGTTTTGGAAAATCTGTAGTTCCACCCTCTTCCACTGCATTAAGATACATCATGACTACCAGGAATCTTCTAGAAGAACTGTAGTCACCTACATCAACGTGATCATCAAACTCGTCTTTACCATTATCCAAATATCTTTTGATTCTATACTCTTCAAAACAATACTTGGCAGGAAAGTCAACACGAAGATCTAATTCATCCATGTACCTATTCACTACCTTGACAAATTTGTCTTGGGTTTTTTGTTGTATCTCCATCCAACGACTATTCCTATCATTATACTGTTGAGATACATTCAACTCTGTAAATGTAGGACGCTTTGCCCTGTCTATAGGGTTATGATTATGACCTTCAAATTCAAAATTGGCAATAATATCAAGGCAAAACCCTATATCAATTTCATCATCATAGACTTTGATATAGTCAGTAAGACTATTTGCCATAACGGAACTCCTGCCCTGCTGCTTCATCAAGTGCTTGCATCACTTCGGGGGTGAAATATTTTTCGGGATCAGCAAGAATAGACTTAGGATAAACATTAGATCCACCAACACTGATACGATTCCCTGACTTCTCGAAGACTCCGTACTTGATACCCAGTTCCAATAATCCGTAATAGCGGTCAAGTCCACGATCGTAGTAAAGACGTGTTTCAACCTGTGAATTCTCCTTTGTCAATCTAGACTTGTGTGCTTTACATCGAATAATATTACCTACAACTTCTGTGCCATCCTTTTCTTTCTTCTTAGACAGATAGATAATCGTAGAAGATGCATACTTCAGACCACTACCACCACCCATTTCTTTCATAGGAACATAAGATCCAATCACATCATAGGTATGATTGGTGACTAGCATAGGCACATTTGCCTTACCTAGTTTCAATGTTAACACACGGAATGCCCCTTTAATCAACTGAGATTTTGTCATATCACGAACCTGCTTATCATTCGCAACATCCTCAACCTCTTTGTTGCTCGCAAGCATGCCCAAAGAATCAAGAACAAACAGCATGGGTTGTCGATCTGCTTTGTCTTGCTCCATATACTTGTCAAGGATACGGCACGACTGAGTACGAAATTCTTCGATAGTAGATACAGGTACGATCATCATACGATCAGATGGGATACCTCGGTCTTCAATCATCTGCCTAGAAATAGCAGACTCTGACTCAAAATAAATTACTCCAGCATCAGGATTTGATTCAAGAAAATGTTGGACAATCCCAAGACAAAAGAAAGTCTTACCAGTAGAAGACTCCCCTGCGATAGCAGTGATCTTGTTAGAGGGGACACCTCCGTAGATTGAACCACTAACCAGAGCATTGAAAATGTAACTACCAGTATCAATGTAGCCAGAAGTATCTCCTGCTGCGACACCATCGCTAACAAGTCCTGCATACTCATTGTCGATCTCCTTAACCACATCCTTTAAAAAATTCACTCTTTGACCTCTAATAATGTTGTGATATGTTGCGAACGTTTCATGGCACGTTCAAACCACTTGGCATCTTTCAAATCATCAAAAAGTTTTTCTTCTCTGGATGCACCAGCACCGAATGCTTTTTGATATGATACGATAAATTTTGTTGTCATCCGAATAGGAACTCCAGTGATGGTACTTTCTCAGGTTGCCACCCAATAGTATCCATAATAACTTTGATAGGATCTAGGAAACTCTTTGAGAATTGTAAGTCATAGTCCACCTGTTTGTCAAGTGCAAACTCCTTGGGAAACGTATTCAAATAACTGATTACGTTCTCACCAATTTTGTTAGGTGTTTTTAAATACACAAACTTAATCTTCTCTCCGTCCTGAATTAAAGGATACTTATGAGTTAGTTTGTTCTTCTTGTTATGGAAGTTGTATAGCAATGCTCCTCGGACATGAATGGGTGTGCCTTTGCTATAGATCGTCGTGGGATTCGACCACTTATTTATACCGTTGCATCCACGAGGGAATGATATATCTTCAACAGGCAATGATGAAAACTTATCTCTAAAGTCTGCAATAAACTTCTGTGCTGCCTCCTCATCCTGGTTCATAATCACGACCAGACAATCCTTAATGGATGTTCTACATGCAGCAGGAGTCGAGGACTTAACTGCTTCAATACCCATCATCTTGAGTTTAGGTTTCTCATAACGAACACCTTCACTATCCCAGACATTAAGAATGTATCTCTTCTTAGCAGTCCAGATTCCTTTCTCAGCGATGTTCTCTCGCTTCATGACCATCTTCTGATCATAAGCACCAACGTATGATGCTAGTTCTTGATACGATTTTTCAATGAACGGTTCTATTCTTTCTTTGCATGCTGAGTCGATGAAGTTAACGATTCTTTCTGCACGAACATCCTGTGAAGGGAATACAGAACTGACAAGTAAATCAAGACAGATGTAAATGCTATCAGTATCAGAAGCGATAACATAATCATGATCCTCTGTTTTAAGTAATTTGTTTAGGTAAGTATTTACCTTGCTCTCAATCCATCTAATCGAGACTTGACCCGAGAGGGTAATTGCCTCAGCATTTGCCAGATTGTAATACCTGAAGTATTGGTTTCCGATAGCACCATAGGCAGAGTTGAGTTGGATCTTTCTTGCCATTTGGATATTGTTGAATTTTGATATATCCTTTTGTAGTGCCAGGGTTTCCTTAGGTGTGGTGGCATGCTCAAGAGCTTGCTTAGACTTAAGCATTCTCTTCTTGTATATGGTCCGTTCATCATAGATTTTCTGCATCATTTCTGGTAGGAACCCAAGTATATCCTTACGATACTGAGCACCGTTAGCACATACGCAATACTTCCCATCAATATCTAGTTCTTGATTAAGTATCTTATCAACAGTAGCCGATGGGTGCCTTGATTCGAGTAACGTCTCGGGTGAGATGTTGTACTGCATAATGAGATGAGGGTAAAGAGAGTTAAGGTCAAAAGACACAACCCAATTATAGAGTCCAGGTTTCGGTTCCTTGACATATGCTCCTGCATATTTTTCATCTTTTTTCTCCCCCCGTTTCTGGGGAACAACGACATTGCGATCCTTTAGGTAGTTGTAGATCATAGTGTCCCACATACGGACCTGACTATAGACATCTTCAAAATTTACTTTTGCATCATACGCCATCGTAATAGCGAGCTCAAGTAACTTCATCTTGTCTTCCAATCGGTCAATCAACTCAACGTCTTGGATGTTGTATTCCATGAACTTCTGCCAATCACTGGTGTAGAAGTCCTTGAAGTTTTCATATTCAGAGTGATCAACTTTTCTCTGCCCCAATTCGACGAAAGCGATATGGTCAAGTCTGTAAGACGCTTGATTTGAGTATGTAAACTTTCGATATAGATCCAGGTAGTCAAGGATATTGACACCAGAAATATCGTAAGCATAATTTTTACGACCTTGGACATAGATCTCCCTCTCATTTGCACGGTTCCAAGGAGACAGACTCTTCATCCATTTCTCCCCAAGCACACGATTAATCCTACGAGCAATATAAGGAACGTCATACAGATTCACGTTCCAACCCGTCAAGATATCAGGTGTATTCTGCACCCACCACCCAATGAAGTGGTTCAGCATTTCATTCTCTGTCCAGAAGATGTGAGTCTCAACTCCCTCAGGTGCTTCAAACTCACGGGTTGCCCAACTGTAGTATTTCTTTGTCACCATATCTTTGATAGTGATAGACAGCATTTCTTCTGCTGCCTCTTCTACATTAGGGAATCCATTCTCACACTGGACCTCAATGTCAAGTGCATAGATCTTCATCTGTTTAAGATCATAGTTTACTTCATCAGGAAACTCCTGAGAGATGAACTGATAGACATACCGTTCATATCCATGAACCTTAAACCCTTCTACTCCTTGGTATTGTTGGATGAAGTCTCTTGCTTCTCTAGCAGTGTCAAACTTAATAGGTCTAACATAATCACCATTCAGAGTACGATGCTTCTCCTTCTTATTAGAAGGGACAAACAACGTAGGCGAAAAATGGGCACGAGATTGGACTGGTCGTCCGTTCTCATACCCACGATAAAGGATAGTATTTCCTGCTAGTTGAACATTCGTATAGAATCTACCCATTGACTTTTTTGTACTCGTCTGCGATTTGTTCTGACGGTTCTACTATAGTAAAAAGTGCTTCACTTGTCAAGAACAAGTCACGTTGTGACGAATACAATGGATACTGCTCAAGAGCACCACCCTCTAGGACGCGATAACATCCCTCTATTAACACAGCAGGTTCTTCATCCAACTGCGTAACTGTACCAATTAAATAATCACTCAGATTCCCGTTCTTCAGCAGGATTATCTTCAGATTCGATTCCATGAGTTGCCTCCACAAGTTCTTGATATTTTTTGAGTACATCGTCATGTGTTTCGTATGCACTAATGATCTCATCATATCGGATGATGAGTTTTTGCTCTTTCGCTAGAGGAGCGTATGGTTCCATAGTAATCTCAGGGTTACTGATCTTATGAATGTTACCATCGTCATCCTCAGCAGTCATTCCTTCTGAGACCCAAACAATATAGGGACAGATTAATTGATAACCAAGAACTTTTGATTCTCCTTGTGCGGAGATTTCTCGAATGTCACAAATGACATCCTCACCGTTTCTTGTTCTTACGATTTTTACGCTCATAACTCCTCCGTGAAATTTCTGTTGCTGATTCTTTGATGATGTCTTTCAGGACTTTAAAGTCTGAGACTTCTTTTTGCTCAGCAATAGGTCTAACATAACGCATTATATCATCCAAGTAGTTTGCTGGCAAGTCTAATGTTAGGAGATCTGATTCTCCATCGTAATTATTCGGTTTTAGGTTTAGGTAGATGTTCATACAAACCTCAAATAAAAAAAGACCCCTCGGGGTCTCTTTAGTTGTATATTATATAGCGATCAATAAAGAGATTCTTCTTGCTCACTCACAATCACAACATCAGAAGTAGGATAAGCTACACACGTAAGGACAAATCCTGATTCAAGTTGATCATCATCAAGGAAGGATTGATCTTCCTGGTTAACTGTACCACTTTCAATTTTACCAGCACATGTAGAGCATGCACCTGCGCGACAGGAGTATGGCATATCTACCCCTGCTTCTTCAGCGCCATCTAAAATGTAGGTATCTTCGGCACATTCAAAACTAGTGACAGTGCCATCTGGCTGTTTAATAGTTACGTTCATTGGTTATGATTGACACAAGCATCATTATATATCATACATCAGTAAGAGTCAATAGTCCATGTTCCCACCATAACTTATACAGATCTTTTTGTTTTCTGCTGATGACCTACACCACTGCCTCACATAAGAATCTGCATCCTTAGTCATTTCATAGTGAGCATGGTTATGCAATGCTCCTATTGTAATCAGAATTCCAATCGTGATCAGATTATAGTGTGTCGCTGGATGGCACACTATCACTTTCAGGTAGTTGAGAATTTTTGATTTCATAAACCTTTAACTGCTGATGCTCAGGAATGATCTTTCGTAATTCTACCACAAGTAATCCATTGTCAAAACTGACTGTGCCGATTTCTACATCATCTGAAAGGTTGAACCCTCTAGCAAACGTGCGAGTGGAGATACCTCTATGTACATATTCATCCTCACCTTTATTCTTTGGTGCAATCGATCTGACTAAAAGAACATTACTCTCTGTAGTAACTTCAATTTGCTCTGGTGCCCACCCTGCCAATGCTAGTTCGATTCTCCACTTAACTTCTGATTCTTTAACAATGTTGTACGGAGGGTATGCTTCATTAACACTTCCCATCCCGTAGGAATGCAGTCTGTAAAACAGATCATCAAATCCTACTGAGTATTTCTCTGCAGCATCTACCACTGCATTAAGATCTTTCGTCGTGAACTTTCTAAGTCCCGTCATTTGTTATGCTCCTAATTAAAGCGAGATTGTATTGTGTGATCCCCGAAGGCAATCAATATTATTTAACAAAAACTGTTATGTTATATACCGAACCTCTTTGTAAAGAATACCCCACCTACATAGTATTAGG